AAATTTCCTCCTATTATTTAATTGTGGAATAATTATATCATATATGAACTTGTTCGTCTATTGTTGATTTTAATTTATAGCAGATAGTATACTTTTTACTTATTTTTTACTACTAGAAAATTCAATATTTCTGAGTAGACAAAAAAATATCAAGATTAAAATCTTGATATTTTTAATTTGGGTGCAATTCCACAACAGGTATGCGAAAATCACACATTTATTTATCATTTTATAAACTCAATTTACTATTGTTAATTTGACATAACTTTTTTTTGCAAGTGGAATTTTAAATATTTATTATAATAATGATTTAAAACACATTCTCATAAGAATAATAAGCAAAATAAATTTTATCTTTATAAAAAATAACAACTAGTTATTCTGTTATTTTAAAATTATATTCAAATGTTTTAACAGTCTTTATTCGAAATTTGACGAACTTTAATTCCTTTTTCAAGTGTTTCTACAGAACCATCCTCAAAATGAACCTCAACTACAAGATTTTCTTCATCGTAGTAATCTTTTGATTGATTAATCTAATCAACCCATTCAATTATTGGAGACAATTCTCCATTATCTCTAACTATACGATATCCTTCTCCTAAGTTCTCTGATAAGACTTCTTTTATATTATTATCATTCATTATTGTATTCCTTATTAAAATTTAAATAATAAAAAAAATTAAATTTCCATTTCTTCTTCCTTATTATAATACTCGTTTTCACCAAATTTTAATTCTAAAAATTCTGTTTTGCCAAATTTAGGCAATCTTGTCTTAGACAATTTTTTTTCTGCTTCGTTGTATTTTACTATACTTATATTAGAAATTCTATAAAACATATTTTTACTTTCATCATACCAAACAAACGATATACTTGAATTTCCTTTATCATTATCAACTGAAATTAATCCTGCAATATGTGTTATTCCCTTTTTACTCATTTTCTTTGTAAAATCTAAATTATTTTTCAAATCTGTTCCGAGAATACATTCTATACTCATAACCTTCACTAACTCCAGATGGATGTGTATGAACATCACAAATAACAGTATTTTCTGATGAATTTGCATCAATCCATTCTGTTAATTCTTTGGTTATTTTAGTGTCTTTTCCTGGTTCAACACCATGTTCTTCAGGATTACTTGAACCAGATCCACTAATTATATAATCTTGATTTTCATTCATGCTATCAAATAAAATTTTATTTTTCTTTACTTCCCTTCCTCTTAGCCAACACATGTGTTCCTCTATATTTAATCCACTCATATTAGTTATTGCAAGCAATCTTCTATATATAGGCTCTGTTATAATAATCTCTGAATCTGGTAGCTCTTTAAAAGTATATTGATTTACGTTACTCATATCACTCCTCCTTCTATATTACAATATTTATATAAAAAGTATACCATTCAATCCCAATAAAAACAATAGTAAAAAAAAACCCAAATACTTTGTTTGTGTAAAGTAAATCCATATAGTAAACATAAAGTTGACAAAAAGCCTTAAATAGGCTATAATGTACATGTACGCAGTCCAATCTAAGATCAAGTTTATGGAGGGTTTAAAAATTATGTTCAATAATTATTTTGGAAACGCACAATATCTGACCAGTGCTCATCCCTTTATGGATGGTTGCGCATTGCGGTTTACTTTCCCCAATGGCTATACCGGAAGTGTCATAAGACATTCCAGAAGCTACGGTGGTCCTCAGGGACTGTGGGAGATCGCTGTTATGTATGATGGCGTGATTGTTTATGACACGCCAATTACAGATGACGTCCTTGGTTGGCAGACTGAAGAGGATGTCAAGCAGGTTCTCAACCAGATCCGCGCTCTCCCGAAGAGAGCTGTCTAACACCAAACGAGGGAAAGCCCTCACCACCGAGAATGAATTTTCGAGGTGGTTTTTTTATGTGTAAATGAGTCTTTTCAACTAACGAAAAGACTCATTTTTATATTTTTTTCAAATATTCTTCTAACTTTGATAATTTTTCTTTTTAGATAAGTTTGAAATATACAAGCCATTTGAATTATTGTTTTAGGCAACAAAAAAATCAACCAGATTTATTTTCTGATTGATTTTTTTATAACTATCTGTTTTTTATTTCAAACAGATACATCATTGGTGCGGATGAAGGGACTTTTGGTTTTTTTTAAAACATTAAAAAGTATTGCAAATACTGGCTTTTATTGTTTTGTACATTTGCTTAAAATTGCACCAAAATGATTGTTTTACACCAAAATTGCACCAAAATCACACCAAAAAAGTAGTTATATATTTTTCTATAATTTTATTATTAATGTTATAATATTTACATATATTGTAATAGCAATTTAATACAATTTTATCAATATTTACTTTCTCAATTTCTTTCAACATTTCTTTTTCCATATGTATTCCTCCCTTGACAAATTTTGTAAGGAACTGTATACTCTAACTGTTACATTTGTTTAGATTAGAGTAACAATCCTTGAGAGATAGATAAGTTCCAGTTGTCTATCTCTTTTCTTTTTTTATTATATTTTAATGTCGAAAAAAGTCAAGAAAAATCGTTCGACACAAAGCGTTCTCTACCAGCTACATCTAGCACTTTTTTGAATAATTATATAAAATAATAAGATACTATTTTAAGAGGTATTTTATGTTTATTTTTAGAATTAAAGAGGTTAGAGAAAAGAAAAATATGACTTTATATAAATTAGAAAAAGAAACTGGTATTAGTAGAAGCTATTTACACGCATTAGAAAATAATAAAAAAAGCAATCCTTCCTTGGCTACAATGTATAAAATTTCTAATGTATTAGATGTAAATATAAGAGATTTATTTTATGCTACAGCAGATATAAATAGTTTAAAAGAAGAAATGTATGCCAGGATAGATAAATATGGTTTAAATTCTCCTGAAGTTATGGAAATAAGCCATGTAATAGATTTGTTAATCAATATTGAAATGCAAGAAAAATAATAGAGCTTAATACTCTTCTATTACATAACAGTAAAAGAGACTAACTTGCGTTAATCTCTTTCATCTTTGCATTTATTAATTTGTCCAACTTTTGGCTTTGTTTTAGTATTATGCTATATTCTTTATCTTCTGTAATTAATTTTTCTAGTCTTGCACGGTTGCGGATTATTAGCAAGTCTATACTCATTTAATCACCTCTATTAATTATAGCATATTATGTTAAGTATGTGTGTCGAAATTTGTCGATAACTAAAAAAAAGACTAGTTTTGCTAGTCTTTTTTATATGTTTTATTAATAATTTTAAATAAATTTTTAAACTTACTCATTTTTGATATCCTTATATATGGTTTAATTTTTTCTGTTATTTGTGAAATTGAACTTTTTTGCTCAACTATTTCTTTAACTAAACTATATAGCTCTTCATTACTACCTCTAATTTTATATCCATTCATTTCTAGGAAAATAAGTGTAGATATTAGAGCTGTTCTTTTATTTCCGTCATAAAAAGGATGATTCATCGCTAATGATCTTAAATAACATGCTGCCTTATTTATTATATCTGGATACAAATCTTGCCCACCAAAACTCTGTTGTGGCTCATATAATGCCGATTTAAATAAGTTTATGTCCTTTATTCCTCTCATTTCATCTTTGTAACGAACCTGGCCTCCATATTCACAAAATTTTTCATCTATTACTACCATGTGAATAAAAATTACAAATTCAGGTGTTAAATATTCTACTTCCATTAATTCTTAGATAATTTTTTTAATGCTTCTTTAAATCTTATTGCCATTTTTGTTGCCATCTTTTGTTGTTTAGGAGAAATGTTTTTTTGCCAGTCTTCACTTAATCCTAAATCTCTAACAACATATGATGGTATACTATTTAATCTTTTCATCGTCCTTGTCATAATTTCTCCTCCTTCTTTTTCCATTACACATCACCTCATATAAATATATTATTCACTATGTTTCTAAATGTATTCATAATTAGTAATAATATAATTATATCATAATTTATTATAATGTGCAATTATGTCTACTTGTTGTAATAGATATTTAATATTATATATCATTCTTCGTTACAAATTGCAATGGTTTTATTTCAAAAAATAAAACACGCCTTACAATCGATTTTAAGCCGTTTTTATTTTTAATTAATATAGTTTTATGCCTTGTTTTTTAGGGCCTTTGGAAGATTTTTGAAATTTTTTTTATTTTTTTTGAGAAAATCGTTGACAAGTCGACACGACTATGTTAATATGTATTTAACGAAAGGACAAGGTATAAATATGAAAAAAGAAGATGTTGAAATAAGAACTACAAAAATATTATTTGCCAAAAATGGAAATGGATATACTACAACTAGAATAACATTACCAGTTCCGTGGATTAAAGAAATGGGATTTGACAATGCAGACAGAACAGCAACGTTAAAATTTGATGGAAAAAAAATAATTATAAACAAGGAGGATTTTAAAATGGAAGAAATGATTAAAGAATTAAAAGAGGAATTATTAGGTAAGGAGATAACATTATTAGACATGGACAATAAATGTGAAGAAATATTAGAATCTCCTACAAGCATCTACGAAGGTGATAATCTTAATTCTGCTTTAGATGGTACACTAGATATGGGAGAAGAAACAGAAAACGGTTGTATTTGTTATAGAACAGTGAACGAAAATGAAGAGGTTAAAGAAATCGCAGTAGATTTTGATATATTAAGCAAAAATTACATAGAGAAAATGAATGAAGATAGTGACTATCAATTCAAAATTTTAGTTAAAGTAACTAATATATGGATTATATAAAAAATAAGAGGAAGAAAATTCCTCTTATTTTTTTATTTATACACTACGTGTTAAAGTTAAACCAATTTTTTTAATAAATTTTAAACTAATAATAGTTTAGAAAATATTACTTTTGTTTTAAAATTCATTAAAATACATCACATGTTATAGTTAAACAATGAGGTAGATTTATTTAATAAAATCTACGGAATTGTTTGGAATAAAATTATAATATACTATGTTTATATTCTTGTCAATATTTTTAGCAAAATAATTTTGAAAATGTATTTTTACCACAAATTCCATCTACAATAAGGCTATTAGTTTTTTGGTAATTTTTTATAGCATTTTCTGTATTAGTACCAAAAATTCCATCTACAGCTATATTATATCCTTTGCAATATAGTATAGACTGTAAAATATATGTAATATTTCCACTTGCACCTTTTTTTACTGTAACACATGCATTTTTGGTAAGATTCCCAAAGATTCCATCTACATTTAAATTTTTATTATATTGCTTATTTAGTTCTTTTTGTAATCCAATTATTAGTGCCTTTTTAGTTTCTCTTCCATAAATATTGTCTACTGCTATGCTTGATCCATATCTTGCATTTATAGTGCTTTGTATTTTAGCAATAGTGCCTATATTTTCGTTTTTATTTTCTTCTTGTATAATTTGTCTGTTACCACTTTCTACTAATCTATTTTTAAAATCTAGCCATCTAGCTGTACTCTTTACAAATGGTTCTGGACATATCTTATTTGTTACATCGTAGTGTCTTATTACATTTTCTGCGGGTATATTATATTTTGCCATTAGGCCTTTTACTAAATCTACAGTATTAGCAATTGTTTTTTCAGAAATGTCTAAAGATCCGTTGTTATTATAACAACACATTTCTATCCCTATGGAATTAGAATTTATACATTTCCCATAATAGGAACCGCCATTTCCTTGTTTTAGTTTATCTCCACAATGCCAAGCCCTATCGCTATCTTTTACAACTCTATATATTTCGTTGTCGTCTACAAAATAATTTGCACTTGCATTTCTATTTACATTTTTAAAATACACAGAATTGTTATATGCTGTACTTATTGCTCCTACATAGTGTATAACTATATACTTGTTTATTTTATTAGACATTTTATTAAAATTTATATTTGTTAGGTTTTCTTTTATTTCCATTTAAAACACCTCTATTTATTAATTACTTTATTAGATAATAGGTATGTTCCTATTACACCTTGTAAAACTGCTATTATCTGTATTATCTGTGTTGCATATGGTATTGTTATATCATCTACACCATTAATACCTGCTACTAGAGCACCTATTATTGCTAATATATTGGTTGTATATTTTGCTATTTTCTTAATCTTTTCCATATTTATCACTACCTTTCATAACTTTTTCCCATTTTGCATGTATATAACTATTTCCGTGCAGATCTTTTGTGTAATGGTCATATAGCTCATATGCTCGCTCAATTTGGCATTCATCCTTCTTTTCCCCATTTTCTATATCAGCTAAAAAATCTACTAAATAATTTCTTGCTTGAGACAAATCGAGCCCATCAATTTTGCTATTGATAGGCTCAAACATCTTTTTTAATATTTTATGCATAGCTAATAATATTGTTGACACTGCAGTTATAAAGCTAGCTATAAGTATTATAGTATTTGCTATATTATTCATTATTCAGCCTCGCTTTCTGCAACTTTTTCTGTTACTTCTGTATCTTCTACTACTGCGTAAACTTCTTCTACTTTTAATGTTAAATCGCTAAATTCTTCATCGGTTATCTTAGACATTGCATAAAATACATTTAGCTTATTTTGTATTGTTTCTTTGTCTGCATAAAATTTCTTGCTTATTAATCTTTCCAATAATGTTGCTATATTCATTCTACTTCACCTCACTTTCTAAATCAGTTTGCATATTATCTAATAATAGTGCACTTGTTTCTGTTGTACTTAATAAATTTTCTATATTATCTAATCTTGCGTTTTGCTGTTCTGCTTGCTTTTCTAATAGTTTCTTTACATCTTGTACGTACTCTATTTCTATCTCTGTATTGCCTAGGTTTGTTTCTGCCCAAATATTATTGATACCTTCAAAAGTTTTTGGCAGTTCAGTAAGTTGTCCTAAGTCGATTATTTCTGGTGTCGCTAAAGAATAATATACAATTATATCGTTATCTTTTAAGAATTTTTTGAATCCGGCAATATCATTTGTTTCAAGCCTTTCTGTTTTTAATCTAAAATATAACCTTTTATAACCACCACCATCACTTATAGCTTCATTTGATTTTTTTACTTTAAATCCATTATTGCCATCATATTTTAAATATGTAAAACAATTACAAATTAAACCTTCATTTGGTTTAAGAATAGAATATAAACTAGAAGTAAAAAATGCCGTATATCCTTCTTCAGCTTCAGAGGCATTTTGCCAATTGTAATTTGTTTCTTTTATATTTATAGAATCAACATTTTTCTGTAGTGCCACATTACCATTTCTGTCTATTAATAGTTTGTCTTTTACTGTATCGGAAACTGCACATAGTTTGTTACCTTGTAAATCTATGTTGCTTAAAAATAAACCATATTCACTATATTGTGTAATTATTTCTCCTATTTCTAATTGCAGTTTTTCTAATTTACTTTTTCCAGCAGAAAGTCTAAGATATCCGCACCTTGAATCTGTTGTAAATTTGTAAAAATTATGTCCAACTAAAAAATTTTTATTTGCATCATATTCTAGGGCTCTTAACCAACCTACAATATTACCATCTACCGAGATTGAATATGTAGTATTGGGTTTTGCATTAATATAATTTTCCTGATACCAATCGGACACATAGTCTTCCAATTCACCATTTTCTAAAGAATAATGTTTACCATATACAATCCCTATATTTTTATTAAACAAATTCTTATTATTTATATTTAATTTTACACTTTCAACCTGCTCGATTGCCTGTAGATAGTTAGGATTAGGAGATGGAATTTCGCCTGTATAAGGCTCGTATTTAAAATTTTCTTCTGTTATTGTAGTATCTTTAATTACAGAAATACGGAATGTTATAGTGCAAGTAGAACCAATAGGTACTTCTATAAAGGTTCTTAGACCATATATAATATCTTCAAAACTTGCTCTTGTTGTCATTTGACTTATTTTTATCGAATTATTGCTTAAGTTATTTGAGTCGTATATTATACTTGCAACTGACTGCCCTTCATTATTATAATGACTTGCTAGGAAAAATTTAAAACTTCCTTGTAACTTTTTTATTTCAACAATTAGTGTATATTGTGTGTCTTCCTCTAAATTTAAATTATTTGTAAAATAGTTTAAATATTTTTTAGCATCCCCTTGACTATTATCATAGGTTAATGTAATCCATCCATTTTCATCGGAGGTTGCATTATTGTAAAGTGATATATCTGCATAATTGTATAATTGTGCTCCAGTAGTTGTTTCCTGCTTATACATTCCATTAATTCCTGTATTCAGTATTCTGTAAGGTTTTGCGTCTTCTATGTATAGCTCAGTTCCACTTATCTGCTCAGTATTTAGTGCATTATACAAATCTTCGGTTTCTTCTTCTAAATCTGCTATTCTACTAGTTAAAGTTTCTACGTGTTCATTATAATCTGCAATTTTTTCTTCTGCATTAGAATTAAAAGCGTTAATTTTTTCTGTGGAATTATTGTTAAACTCTTCTGTTTTAGTATTAGAATTGTTGTTAAATTCTGTTGTTTTTGTTTCTACATTACTATTAAATGTATTTGTTTTTTCTTCAACATTTGCATCAAAAACATCAGCAATATCACTTATTTCGGTTTTCTTTTCTGTAGCATTGCTATTAAATTCATCCGTCTTTTCTTTTGCATTAGTATTAAACTCCTCTGTTTTTGTTTCTGCATTGCTGTTATAATCTTCTATTGCTGTATTAGCTTGTTTTGCAAATTTCTCTGTTTCTTGTTCCATTTTATCTGCTAGTTCAACATTTTTATTGTATTGATCCAGTATGTTATCTTCTAATGCTTTTATTTTTTCTATATCGTTGTTTATATCTATGGATACATTTGTTATTGCTTGTAAATATTTTTCATAAATGTTTGCATCCTCGTCCGTATATTCTTTGTTGGATTCGTATTCTGCAGAAGATGTTATTATTGTTTTGGTTACTAGGTTTGTTGGGATTCTTTTTACTATTTTGTCTTCTTGCACTAAAAAACCGAACTACACCAATCTGGTATCTTCCATTTGGTAAGTTCGGTAATACTGTTTTATTATCTACTATTTGTTGCTCATATATATCAAAATCATTTATGAATAACATTTTTTTAGCTAGGTTGTCCCACTCTTCGGAGAAATCAATGTCTATGTTATACAGGTCTATTGCTTTCGCATACGTATTTTCTGTTTCTACTATTTCTAAATAGTCTTTTTTTACTTTAAACTGCATTATAACACCTCTTCTTCCGTTGTTTTTGTATATTCTAATGTTACATAACCATTAAACATACTCCTATCACCGTCAGTCTGTATTTCTATTGTTGTATTATCAACAGCCAATGCTGTATTGTAAAACATTTCTGTATTCTTGTATACTAGTGGCAAAGATTGCGTAAATTTTGTTTCATCATTTCTTATTGCTATACCCTCTATTTTTGTAAAAATACTTATATTACTTATATTGTGTTGTACTTCTTTTTTGGTTGCATTAGGTAATGTTCCAAAATTTATAACTTTTCTATATATTGTCTTGCCATCTATCCAGGTGCCTACTGCTTGTTCCTCCGTTGAATAAGTGCTGTTCCTTGTTATTTTTTCATTTAGTTCTTTCCCTTGTTTTGCGCTTAAAGCATCTGTTGCGCTTGTACTTTCTAAACTGTTTACTACTGTAGCAACTAATCCAGCACTTTGTTTTGCTTTTATTATGTAGGCCGCTACAAATGAAGGTTGAATGTTGTTATGTGGTTGTGAGCCTCCAGTTTTCCCTGCTAAATCATCTCCTGTGTAAAGATATTGATTTGCTGGAACAGACCAACTGTATGCAGCTTTGCCTGAATTTCCACTGTTTCCTCCAGCCAACGATTGCTTGTGGTTATGTTCTGGCATTTCTTTTATTGTTAATGTATGTGTCTTTTCTCCAATAGTTTTTCCTATTGTGTTAAAATCTGCATCGTCTGCATTTAATCCAACAATAGTTCTTCCTTTTATGTTTGGAAGATTAAATGTTGTACTTCCATCTCCTTCTCCAAAAGTGGTTCCGATTATAGCGAATAAATGATTATATTCTGTTCTATCTAATTCACTTCCATCACAAACAAGCCAATTTTCAGGAGCAGTTGCTTTGGGATATGGCATTATAGAACCTACCGGCAATGTATCGCCTGTTGCACTTCCTCCTCCAGTTTGGTTTACCCATTCTACATCGTTATCTGTATCTGTTTTTTTGGCTAATACTTGTCCTGTTGTTCCTCCAGTTGGGATTAATTTTGCTTTATCTTCGTTTGTGTAGTCGTTTGTGCTCAGTCCTTTTCCTTTTTCTTTGTCTACTTTATTATTTAGGGCTTTTTTAGCTGCTGTTGATATTGGCTTATCTAAATCAGCTGTGTTATCCACATTATTTAATTCTACATCCTTTTTGTTTAAGACTATATTCACAATTTTATTTGCAATAGAAATATCTTTTCCATTTTTTTGTATTTTTTCAATTACATTAGATTGTGCTTCTTTTTCTATATTATCTAATTTTTCTTTGTCTTCTTTACTCATAAAGCCACTTAAATCTGCTGTTGCATTTTTATGTACTAATTGTGTATTTTTAGTATGTGCGTCAATTTTATTATCTAATTTATCCCAGTTTTCATTTAGTGCTTTATCTATGTCAAATTCTTCTTCACCATCTTTTTCTGGTTCCCATTTAAATAGGTTTAATAAATTTGTAAAAACACTCATTGTTCACCCTCCTTATACTGTATAAGTCCTTCTATTATTACAGTAGCATATATTGCCCCTGTTTTTGTTGCTCCATCTGTTCTATCATTTACATTGCTTAAAGATGTTTCAATTTTTAGTCTGTTTATTCCTTCTACTAATTCTTCAGCAAAATTTATAGACTCAATTTTTTCGGATGCATAAGATTCTTTAGATGGTACCTGTGCAGTAAAACCATTTTGACCAAATGCACTACTAATTTCATCGTAATTGTCATTATCTGTATTTTCCCATGCATCGCCACCAAAATCGGCAGCTATCATACGATTATTTATGTTATTACATTTGTATAATTTAACAGATCTTGCATAGCCCCATGTATATTGTACTTTTCCAGTTTCAAAATTAGTTATTCCCCAATATACTGGAACATGTGTTATAATTACTCTTGCTTGTTTTATTTTTAAATTTTTGGGTATTGATACATCAATAATTATGCTTTTTTTTTCTAAATTTTCTTCTCCGAAACTATATTCAAAGCCTACATTTCCACTTTCAGAATAAATATAAGTATTCATCAATCCATCTTCACCTAGAATCTGAGTATTACTACCCATTAAAATTCCTGTTTCGTCTATTGTTACAATTGCATTACCTTCACTATCAAGGACTTCTATTTTTCCATTAGAACCATTTATTCCTCCAACTTTTAATGTTCCACCTTTTATTCTGTTAGCGGATAATGTTCCTGCTGTTATAAAATTTGCTACTATTTGTCCGTTCATGGTTATTGCTGTTTCATATGGTCCATTTATGCCTTTGCTCGAGTAAGCAAATCCATTTATATTCCAACGCCATAAGTGTTCTGCTTTATCAATGTCTAAATTATCGGAAATATACAATTCACCATCTTTTTTTATTACATATCCACCATTAAATTCTTTGATTAATTCAGTGGCTTTACTAACTGCTTCTTCATACACATTTGGAATTTCTTTAGTAACTATATCAGATATTTGTTTTTGTATAGGACCTTTCGTTTTATAGGTATTATCAAACTTGGTTTCACCTTTTGCACTCCAGGTTTGTGAAACTGCTCCAGTATACTCCCACGAAATTCCTCTTATGTAAGTTAAATAATTAATATTTTTCGTATCAGTTATATCTATCATATCTAATACATCCATAGATATATCAGGTATACTCGCTTTATACTCATAAGTTATGTATGTATACCCTTGCATTTTTATTAAGATTTTTTGTGCCACTTCATCAGTTATAAATGGATTCTTTTCACTTAGCTCTAATATATATCCATTATCCTCGCCTATTACATAATCTTTATTGTATTTTATTTTTTGAATATTAATATAACTTTCTGCTGGAACAAATTTATTATAGGCTCCTTTTTCAATTTTCTTTACAGGTTCATTGGCAAATGTCCTTATTTCACCTCTTCCTGATCTGTTTATTATATATATACCACAGGCACATTCTGCAATGTATCCTAATATTTCTTTCCCAGTATATCCTTTTGGAACTTCATTTATTATCACATCTTCATTGTAAAAACTGCTTGAATTTGAATTGATTTTGAAATAATTGTGTACATCTTTATATAAATCTTTAATTGTAAATGGTGGTGTTAAACTACATTCATATTCTTCCTCTAAATATTTTGTTTTATCTTGTAATTTTATTGTTATAGTTTCATTTTCATTTTTATTAATTTTAGTAGGATAAAATATCCCTTGTGGAATCCACAACGATGTAAGGTGCTTTATTTTAAGTTTATTTATTTCTTTAATAGATGTTTTATTAATTTTTTTTACCGTATACAAATCATCCACAGATAGTTTTAATTCAATTTTAAATTCTTTATTTTCAAATTTTATATTATCTAACTCATTTTCAAAATTTAGTAATGTTATATCGACTGTTGCTCCGTATACACCACCAATAGTAAATTTTTCACCATCATTTGTATTTAAATCGTATTTTATACTTTTTATATCTTTATTTGTTAGAACTATATTATTTAATATAATTCTTGCTATAATTAATAGCTCTTCATTTTTTAATACCTCTTGATAATAAGGATTTTTATTATACATATATATCACCTACTGTTCAACAAAATCAGCACTTAATCCTTCCCATACAAATGTTCCGTCATCTTCAACTACAAGAACTGGTGCTGTTCTATTACCTACATACATTGCTTTAGTTTCATATTTTCCTGTTTGTGGGTCTGGATAAGTAACTGAAAAAAAGACATCTTTAATAGATGTCAAAATTTTACTTATTTCGTCCCATTTTAAAGGACCCCACTCATTACTTATTGTTCTTTTTACAGCTACTCTATTTCTGTGCAATTTTGCATTTGCATCTGTATCAGAATTGATATCCTGGTCAGCTATTACGACTTGACATTTTTTAGGTGCTGGAATTGCCACTCCGTTTACTTTTAATATTGTAATTCCTTCCATTTTTTATTCTCCTTTAAATAAAATCTAAAATTGATTTATCAGTCTTTGACTGTAGCAGTTTCATGCCTCTAATTACTGCTCTTGCAATCTCTATGTCTGAGATACTTAAAACAATATCTCCTCCTGTGTTTTTTAGGTATTTCAAAATTTCTTTCAATAATCTAACAATTTCACTATTATCAGTACCTTTGAAATTTTTCAACTCGTCAGCTACGATTGAGTGTATTTTATCTTCTGGTGCTACTATTTCTCCTTGATGTCTATTATCTCCTATCATTGCTAATTGAGGCGTATTTGCTTTAACATATCCACCTTGTGCTAAATATGGGATTTGAGGAACACTAACTGTACTTAACCAGCTAAACGGCTGAAAATCCATTATTCTTACATTTCTTATTGTTCTTAAGGCTGAATTTATTGCATTAAATGGGATTGATACAACTCTATTTATTCCAGAAATTAAACGATTTACGATTGATTTAAAAGCATTGCCTATACCATCTTTAATTCCATCAAAAATTTTCCCTCCCGCACTGAAAATATTTTTAACATTATTCCAAGCATTTCCAAAAATACTTGAAAACCAATTTCCAATTGAACCAAATACATTTTTAATTCCTTGCAAAGCTCCTTTTGCACCATTAACAACTTTATCTTTTATTGCGTTCCATATATTTCCAACAGAATCTTTTAAACCATTCCAAATTTTTCCCCAGGTATCTTTTATGCTATTTAATATATTAGAAAGAACTGTCTTTATTAGATTTATCTTAAATGATATGTCTTCTTTTATTCCATTAAGTATCCCGGAAACAGCCTCTTTAATTCCATTCCAAATGTTTGAAAATAAATTCTTTATAGTATCTAATATTCCTGTTACAAAATCTTTAATTGCATTCCAGACTCCTTCAAAAATTCCTTTAATTGCATTCCAAATTCCACTAAAAATTGATTTAATACCATCCCAAGCTCTGCTCCAATCTCCTGAAAATACACCTGCTATAAAATCTATTAGTCCTCCTAATGCCTCAAAAATACCTCCAACAACACTGCTGATTACTCCAAATACATCACCAATCAAATTTCCTAAAGTTTGAATTATCGGCTGAAGAACTGGTACTACATTTTCAACAATCCAATTTATTATTGGAACAAGCCATTGATTCCATAATTCAGAGATAACATTAACCAATTTTCCAACAAATTCTAAGAAACTATTAACCATTGGCTGTAAATGTTGCTGCCACAAATCGTCAAATTTCTTTGCCCACTCATCAAGTATTGGTTTTATATTTTCGTTCCAAACTTTCAAACAGGTTTCCAAAATGCTGGAAAACCCATCTTTGATATTTTCTACTGCTGGTCTAATATAAGTATCATATACCTCCCAGAATTTTGAAAATGTATCTTGTATGCCTTGTTTTATAGTTCCTAAAATAGAACTAACTGGTTGCAATATTCCTTCTAAAGATTCTTTTATTAAATCTTTGTTTTCTATAAAAGGCTGTGTTATCATATACAAAATGTCATAACCAATTTGTCCGCCAATTTCAATTATTCCAAAAAGCCCATCGGTAAAAATTGCAATTATATCAGCTGTGCATTGTTTTGCCTCTGGTCCTCTAAAAATTGCAAAAATATCAGCAAAAGTTTCAAAAATATCTCCTGCTAAGTCCCAACCTGCAGAAGATATGCTAAACATATTTATTATATGTTCTTGTATATCTTCCTGATTTTGCTCTAAAAAATTAGCAATTCCTCCTAATAAATTATCTGCTATTGTTACTCCAATACTTGCAACACTACCTGTTAATCTTCCAAGATTATATAGTACTGTATCTATCCATTCATTTGCATATTCACTTATATCAGAATCAGTAAATATTTCAATTAAAGCTGTTTTAATTCTTTCACAAGAATTTATTATTTCATCAAATCCAGTATTTTCAAATGCATCGTTAAATCCTTCTTTAAATATTTCTATTAGTTCTTTGGCTTTATTAGCTAAAGCTCCCATTTGCGTATTTGCTTTTTGCATTGTAGAATCTAATAAATTCGCTGAATCTATACCTCCACTTGCTCCACTTCCAGAGCTACTATCATCTTTACTTGGAGTTAAATTGTTTATTTGGTCAATACCTCGTAATCCTTGCAATGCTTTTTTGGTTTTTTTAGCACTTTCGCCTATTCCATCTACTGCATTACTTGCATTGTTTGCTTCTGTTGCCAAATTTGACACAGAGCTTGAACTATCATCTCCTCCTGCATTTCCAAAAATCATTTCTGTAAATGATTTAAAATAATTAGCTAATATTTGAAGCTTTGAAATTACTAAATTAATAACTTTTATGAAAGGAGTAAATATATTTATTAATCCTTGTCCTAAACTTGCTTTTAATTCATTAAATCTTAAACTTAGCACTCTCGTTTGATTTGCCCAACTATCACTTGTTCTTGCAAAATCTCCACTTGCTATACTAAGTTTATCCATTACAAATTTATATCTTAGTGCCACTTTTTCCTGCTCAGACATTTTAGATGTGGTTTTTCCATACCCATTTGCCAAAGCATATTGGTCAAGTGCATTTTGTGTCATTACAACACCTAAATCCTTTAAGCTTTCAGTCTCTCCAGTAAAAACTGATTTTAATTTTGTATAAGACTCATCTGAACTTAAATTGTAAAAAGAAGCAACATCTCCAGTTAATCCAGTTAATGTTTCAGACATTTTTAATGCTTCCTCATTTGAAAAACCGAACGATTTAGACATTGCTCCAAAAGTACCTACATATTTCTTTGTAACTGTTTGTCCTAATCCGAATTGTTCTATTGCATTCTGAGCAAATTCGTTTACTTGCGTATTTAGATCCCCAAATGTAACATCTACAACATTTTGAACTTCTGATAAATTAGAGCCTAGTTCAATACACTCTTTCCCAAAGCTTACAATTGCTTTTACAGAAAATGCAACTGCAGCAATCTTTCCAATTTTTCCTAAAGCCCCTTCAATTCCAGAATTTTTAACTGTATTTGTTGTGTTTTTAAGCTGTTGATTAAATGGATTAGAATTTAAAACTAATTCCATATCAACAGCTCCAACATTTGTACTCATGCCTATTTTTCTCCTTTCTTTCAAAGGTAAAAGTAGGCATCGGCTAACTACTAGTTATTTTTAACTGTGTTGCTCGCTCTATCTTTTTCATCTATATAAATTATTTTTTTGCATCGCATACATTTTATTTCTCCTTTGCAAAAAAAAGCCTTTAGCAACAATTGCTTACAAAAAGGACATCTTATTTCTTTCATTTGCTACCACCTGCCATTTCTTTAAAGGCTTTTTGCATCTCGAGGATTGCTTTTTCGTAATCTTCTTTACTTACCTTTTTTGCTATTTTATTTCTATATTCCCATCTGATGTTTTTTTGCTCTTGTGTAAAGTTTTTTAAAGTATCTTCATCGTCTTCACTTCTAATTTGAACTATATTCCCCAGTGGAGTATCTGGCATCAAGCCAGATATTAATGTACATAGCTCTGCATAATTCATATCTTTTATTTCTTTACGGATTCTTATTCCATATTGTTTATTTAAACTAGCCTCTATTAAAAGCCAGTCTTCTTCCATGTCATACCACAATTCGTTGTTGCTATTGCTTTTGAAATCGTTTTTCCATCTCTTCATATGTAATTTCATTGATTTGTGCTAATATCGCAACAATAATTATTTGCAATTGTTTTACTGTAACTTTCATTTCTTTTATTTCTTTTACAGCCATTTCTCCTAAAAGCATTTCTATTGCAGTATAAAACTCATTTATTGTAGAATCTTTCTTAAATACTTCTCCTACGCGAAGCATTGTTTCTGCAGAACAGTCTATTTCATATGTCTTGTTTTCTGCTATTGTTATTGTTTTTTTGTCACAATCTAATTTATCGATTATATTTAAATCCATAATTTCCCTCCTAAATAATATTTGGATAAGAGGATAAAACCTCCTATCTTTTATTTTTTAACTGCTTGTGTTGTTTCACTACTTTGTGATGCAGTTTCTGTATAAGTTGGTTTTCCGTTTGACATTACATCAAATTCTAATGGAATTACCTCCGTTGATTTTCCTGCTCCCCAATTTGTTATATTATAAACTGCATTTTCGAATACTAATTTTGCTCCATCTGGAAATGTCCATTGTAAACATCCTTCAACATCTCTTCCATTTTTTAATGCTAATCCTGCTACATAATCATTTCCAGCATCTCCAAAATTTCTTTTTCCTGAAATAGAAATAGTAACAGATTTAGAAGTCATTAATCTTCTAACCCATCCTTTTTGATCTAGTGGATTCCATTCTTCTACTCCGTTATCTAATTTTACTGAGAAGCTTTCCATATCTGCTATATCTTTTAATGCCTCTTTACTAGCTCCTACTTGAAATTGGTTTTCATACACTGGATATACTCCTGTTTTAGTTGCCATTATTTTCACCCTTTCTATATAATAAATTAAATTCTATTGAAAATTTATAAACGTTGTTTTCATCTGCTCCTAAATCAATAGGACCATTATATAAGCACTCAATCGAGCAATTATAATCATCAACAAAAAAAGAACTACAATCTAGTAGTTCATAAATTTTATTGGCCATGGTTTCGGCCACATTATAATTTTTTGTCCATCTTAATAATAAAGTAATTGGTAATATTCCATAACTTTTTAACTTTTTATATTTAGAATTATCTTCTAATTGTCTACGATTAGCATATAAAGCAATTGCTTTATCTTGGTTTTCGTCCATTTGGCCTATTGACCACTTACTACATTCTAGTATCACAGTTTTCAAGTAATCTTTTAACTTTAATGTACTTATTTTAGATATCATCCTTCATTTCTCCTTTTTAATAACTTTGCAAAATATTTTGAAGGTAAATCCTTTTTGTTTCCATTTAAATAATCATCAAAATAATACTGTTTTGCATTTGGATTTTTACCTTGTTTTATATGTATTTCTGGGTCAAAATATACTTTTCTAGCATAAGGTGTGTCTACAATTATTGTTGCAACACCTCTTATTGATTTTTTATCATCGACAAATGTACTATCGTTTTGCATCGTACCAGTATCAAATGGCACAGTTTGGCTTTGAATTAAATCCGTTTTTATTGCCTCTGCAGTATCTATTAATGCTAATCTGGCATTTTCATTTATTTTTTCTATATTTTTATTATTAAATGTTATCTTCATATTATATCAGCTCCAACGTTGTATGATGAACAGTTCCATCTGGATTCCTTGGTCTACTTGCTTGATAAATTTCATATTCTATATCATTTATTATTACTTGTCCACCACTTATTTTCTTTATATTGGGTGCTATATCTCCTAGCAATATTACTTTCCCTACAAGTTGAATCTTTCTTCCATCTGGACCAATTATAATTTTTGTTGTTTCAACAAATCTACATTTTTGTTTTTTTAAATTTAAAGAAGTTAGAGGCTCACCGTTTTCAGATAAGCCTTCTTGATATATAACTACATCACATTTATTATTTAATAATCTTTTCAAGTGTTTTGGATTTAATTTTTTTATCATATTGTTCTGTTGGTCAATCCTGTTTTTTTCAAATAAAAAAAGGCTAATTTTGATATATTTAATTTGTCTGCTATATTTTGCGATTCCTTTTCATTTACTGTTAAGTCTCCTCCAACTGAATAACTGGATATACTATCATCATCATATATGCCTTCTTCTTTTATATATTCTGCTTGTATACAAGTTGCTTTGATTATTAAATCTTTTTGTTGTGCTGTTAAATTATTAAATCCTCTTCTTTCAATTCTTGTTAATGTTGCCCTGTTGACATCTATTGAGGCTAACTCTAAATACTTTTCTGTTTCTTCACTTTCTAATACTTTAGAGCCATATTTGTAATAGTCCTCTTTTGTTGCATAAACATTTATCATTTGCAACACCTCTTATTTTACTTTCTTTTCTAATTCAGCAACCTTTGCTGTTAGCTCTTCATTAGATTTTGTTAATTCAGCCTTTTCTTTTTCTAATTCAGCAACCTTTGCTGTTAGCTCTTCATTAGATTTTGTTAATTTTTTTAGTTCCTTTTCTAAATCTTTAGAATCTGCTTTTTTAGTAGCTCCTAATTTAGAAAATCCCATAGCTTCATATTGTAATAATTCTTCCTCTTCTATAGATAATATTGCATTATCTTTTTCTATTTTTATTTTAGCCATTTAGAACCTCCTATTCAGCAGTATATGTTTCAGTATCAACATCAACATATATACTGTCAATTTTATTGTCTTTTCCGTTTGGGAATACAAATGTATCAGATAAACTTCTGTCTTGATATAAGTATCCATCTCCATCTGTGTGTTGCCCTGGATTAAAGTAATAAATACTTGCAATTTTTGGTACTGTCTTAACAGTTAATGGAGATGCTATTAAAACATTGATTTTATGAGATGTGCTTGCAACAGGTACAAATCCGTCAGTAAAATCAAATTTATCATAGAATCTTTCATCATCAATTACTTCAATCAGTGTTACTCCATCAATATCTGTAATTCTTGTTTCTATGCCAATACCACCTTCTGCAATTTGTGTCATTTCTATTTTTCTTGTAAAGTCTGTAGATTGTTCTAATAAATCCATAATTGTAGAATTTACGTATGCAATTAATGCACCTTTTGCCACATATCTTCTTAATTTTCCAGCACTTAACATTGCTTTTAATTTTCCATATACATTTTCTTTTGTATATGAAGATAATGCTGTTGAACTGTGATATCCTGTTAATTTTTGTGCTTCTGTAGCAACTTTAGAATAGAAGTATGCATCCATTTCTGGTATTTGTTGTGTTTTATGGAATACTTCTGAAATATTTTTAATAGATGCTGTTTCATTTGTTTCATCTACATCTATTTTATCTACTAAAAATGATATATCTCTATCATGTGTTAATGTAAAAGGCACATCAGTTTGTGCAAATGTTCCTTTGTTCCATCCACCTAATCTACTATGTGCTTTATAACCACTTGTACTCATTTGGGTAAAATGAAATGTTTTTGCACTTAACCACTTAACAGCTGTAGTTACAAATGGTGAAGTTAAAGATTCTTGCTCCATAATTTCTAATAGGTCTGGAGACCATACCTGTGCATAATTTAATGCCATAATTAATTACCTCCTAAAATGAATTAAACCTGTTCCATCTTTTTGTGGCTACAGGCTTTTTACTTTTTGAATTGTCATCAGAGTTACTTTGTGTTGCTCCGAATTTAAATCCTTTTTCTTCCTTTTCTTCTTCCTTTGCTATTTTTAACTCAGGAAATTCAGAAATTACTGCGTTGATTTCATCTTCTAGCTTTTTGGTGTCTATTACTCCATTTTCTAAAACTTTTGACATATCAACTAATCTTGCTGCTCTTTCAACTTTCTTAACATCAACACCAGCTTTGGCCATAGCAAGTGCTATTTTGTCAGTATAGTCTGTTTGAACAGTCTCTTTTTGTTCTTCTTGTCCTTTGTCTTCTTGCTTGTTTTGAGTTTCTTGAACTTGTTTAGAAGTTTCACCCTGTTCTGCTTTTTCAGCGCCTTTTGCGTACATTCTTCTTATAAATCCATCTAACTCATCTTGATTTTTGAAAACTATTGAACCATCTTCGCCTTTTTGAGCTACTTGTTTTTTAGCTTTCTCACCCTCATTTTTATTTTCAGTTTTTTGCTCGTTTTGAGCATTCTCTGTTGCAGTTTGAGTATCTGCATTTTGTTTTTTATCGTCTTCCATATTGGAACCTCCCCCGTTTAAGGTCCGTCGACCATAATTTTTGCAATAAAAAAAGAGCCTTTTTTAAAGCTCTAATTTTAAAAATGGCACAAGTTAATGGATTTGAACCATTGCAAACAGTTTTGGAGACTGTCGTGCTACCATTACACTAAACTTGCATATAAAAAAACACCTACATTTCTGCAAGTGTTTACATTTTATTAATAATACTTAGGTCTTACTATCATCCAAATTATCCATAGTCCTCCAGTTATACAAATCATAAATATATCAAACAAAATTGAATGTTTTCTTCTAATAGGTCCTTGATTAACACTACTTGCTGAAGCAGAAGAAGATGAAGAAGCAGAATTATTTATTATAATATTATCTGGTTTATTACTTTTTAATTCTTCTACTTGTCTTCCACATTTTGTACATATTATTGCATCTTCTGGTATTTTTTCACCGCAATGCTTGCAAAATTTCGTTTTTATTTGAATTTCCACAATATTTCATCCCTTTCCGTATTTATTTCGAAAGAGTATATCATTATTTAATATATATTTGTGTCGAAATTTGTCGAACAATATAAAATTTTATTTTTTTTTAAACCATTCATTAATTTTTCCAGTCTCAATTGCTTTTGAAAACTCTTCTGCTTCTTTTTTCATCTCATCTGTTATTTCAACATTTTCATTTATTGGTATTGGTTTAGGTATTTCATTTATCCATCTAGAATTTTTCATTAAATTTCCCTCCATAATAAATAATATTTACCAGCTACTTTCTTTATATTTTCAACGATAAATCTACTATTTCTTGGATATAATATTTCAGATTCGTCTGGATTAAAGTTTCTTAAATCTTTTGCTTTGTTTGATGCTGTATATATTATTACATTAGCATTTTTATTGTAATCGTTTCTACTTGAAAAAGATAAATATTCATTAAACATTATTGGTTTATTAATTTTATTCATACGTATAAATTTTTTTATTTTTTTCTCATCTGTTATATCTAAAGCTCTAACTATATTCCCATTATAATTTTTGCATTTATCTAATGCTTTATCTAAATGTTTGATTATATGCTCTTGAATACCATCTGGTTTAAGATTATTCCTTAATATTTCATTTATTTTATAACTTTCTGAACTTATGTATTGGTTTATTGCATATTGTTCATCATCTGTCAGACCTATTTTACTACTTTCTATTTCAATTTTCAATTCATTAGCTTTATTTTGATATTTTAATACATTTTCAGGTAATAAGCTTCCTATTGCCAATCTTTCACATTGTTTCTGTCTTTGTTGTAAATATTGAGTATATTTATCTTCTTCATTGTGATTGTGTTTTGCTTCTATTACTTCTTCTGGTTCTTCGTTTATGCCTTCATAATATGTACTTGTTCCATGGTGGCATCTAGGGTGAAATAAGCCTCCTGCTATTGCTGTACTTAGTAGTGGATATTTGCCATCATTTTCTGTGCCACCAGACCATACATTATCTATATATACTCTGCCTTCCCATGGTGTACATTTATCACACGCTCCGCCATGTTTAGATACATATACTAATGGATTGCCCAATTTCTTACGCAATTCACCTTCTCCCATTAGATTTGCTCTTTTATTTGCTGTTCTAATAGCCATATCACAATAATCAGCTATATTATGTCTTGTACCATTTTTATACTCAATACAATTAAATCCTCTTGCTAAAAAATCTTTACTAGCCATATCTATTGCTTGTTTTACTGTCCCTGCTCCAGTATTAGCAAATACTTGTGCTTTGTATATTATTTGCCTATATTGGTCATTTGCCATTCTTAAAGTTGCATATTTTACATCTTTAATGTCGTTTTTTGTACTTTTTATTAAAGCATCTAGTTTTCTATGATTTAATCCAAAAAAAGATCCACCTAATTGTGAATCTTCTTTCCTTATAATCCATGATTGTATTGCTTGTTTGTTGGTTCTTCCAGCCCCTTCTTTGAATTGTTCTTTTATATGCTTATATAAATATTTATTTAACCCTTTTGTGTTATTGTTAAATATTTCTTTATTTGCTTTTTTGTAATCTTCAAATTGTTTTATTTTTAATGCTTGCCATTGTGGCCAGTCAAATCCTTCTGCTTTTTCATCTTCTTTGTGACTCCATAATGTTCTTTTCATGGAAGCAATTAATTGTAATTCAATTTCTTCCATTACTTTTTTTATATCATATTCATTTTGCATTTAATCACCTACTCTAATGGATTCATTATGTTAGGTTCTTCTTTTTCAATTATTCCAGCTTCTTCTTTTAGCCTTTTTACCTCTTCTTCTTTTTCCTCTTTTGTTAAGCTATCACCATACATTGTATCTACGGTTTTTTCAATGCTCATTACATTTTGACCTGGTCTAGCTTTAGATACAGTTTCTACTGTTGCTTCGAAAGATGGATTAGCATATTCTTTAAAGTCTACTATTGCTTCATATTCTCCTGATGTTTTCTTTTGTGCTAAATCATAGGTTTTTAAACATATTGTAACTAACTTAGGAATAACTTTTTCTAATACATCTATTACTTTTCCTCTTGTGTATTGTGTCGCTTTTTCTTTTTCTCTTTGAGCATCAGCATTGTCTAATTTTTTTACATCTATTCCTAATGTTGATGGGCTTATTAATCCTTGCAAACACAAATCTAATGCAGTTATATATGACTGTAACATTCCTTCATAGTCAAAGTCTCCTTTTTCTCTTGTAATCTTACTGCTTTCTGTTTCCGATGTTGTACTTCCTACTTTAGCGTATCTATTATCAAATGTATTAGGTTTTAATAAATCCCCATTTTCATTTGTTGGTATTAGATCCTCTGGAATATATGTTATTGTTCTGTTATCTCTTAATGCATCTATCCATTTGCTCCACACTTCGTCAAAACTATCAAAAGCGTCTAATTTCTTTTCTAATATGCTTTGGCCTCTACCTCTATATTTCTTTGATTTATTGAACATCATAGGCACAGCCATCATAAATTTAGTATCCGTTGGTTCTTTCAAGTCTGCAGTTTCTGGAATAGAATTGTAATCTTTCATTAACTGGTCATTTTTATATAATTCATATTTTATGCCATCTTTAGAGTATTTTTCAAACAAAGTATAACAAGCATCTTTTTTAGGATATTTATTTTTAAAGTTTATTCCTGTTATTCTTCCTCTTGTATATTCATAGTCAACATCTTGTCCAGAATAAAACTCTATTATTGGATATTTACTTATATCTGTATCATAACTTATCTTAAATGCACCATCACATTGCACAAATACATCAATTATTGCTTGTTTTAATGTTTCTTTGAAGTCATTTTCTTTTGCTATTTCTTCCCAATTTGTTTGTGCTTCGTTGTTTCCTTTAACTTCTATTTTATTAAAACTATCAACTATTATATCCGCTAACATATCAACTATCATAGCAGGTAACCCAGTATGTATTTTTCTAATATTTATACCAGTTGTACTTTGTGCTGCCCAAAACTTTGCATTTCCCATCAAGTCATCTGTTTGTGTATAGTATTGATGTAATTCTGATGCATCTCCTCTATACCACAACAGATTTCTAAAACAGTTACCTTCAAATGTGTTTGTTTCTTGTATTGTTATCGTATCTCCTACACTTGGTTGTATTTCTAACCAATTTCGTATTACATTTTTTATTTTATCATTGACTGTTCCCATTTTATTCCTCCATTGCTATAAATTTGTGATAATATTGAGCTACATAGTATTCTATTTTACAACCTCTTGCATTTTTCCAACCTTTCATAAAGACAATTCCATCCACTTTTCCTATATATCTTATTGATTGAGACAGCATATAAATTGCAACATCCTCATCTGCTGGTGCATTTTCAAAAACTGTATCTACCACTTCATATCCTTTATTTTCTAATTTTTGTACTAGTTCAGCTCTTTCTTGTCTTATCTGTTCATTAGTTTTGCCTCTCATAGGTTGGCTAATCATTACTTTCATTTTTTTATTCCTCGCTTTCATCTTTAATCAATTTCTTTATTACTTCCCAATTACCAATTTTCTTTTTGTATGGTAACCAAGCATATTGACAACCATTTATTGAGTGATCGTTTCCATCTTCAGGTTGATTATCTTCATCAAATGAATATTTGTTGCATTCGTCTATATAATCTTTGCAAGTTTCAACAATTAAAAAATCACCAGTATTCAACCAACTTTCTTGTAGTTGAACTCTAGTGATTATCTTTGTCTTTTTCCATGCATTTTCAAAGTTATATACTAAAGCATTTTGCCTTTTTGCTTTGTTTGCTTCCATTATTGTTCCTTGGTCTGCATTATCTATAAAACAAGTTCTTGCAAATCCCCATTCATTTTTAAACTCTTCCATGAATTGTATTATCCATTGAACTACATCACTTGGTGCAAATGGTATTGTTCTATCTCTATTATTAAATGTTCTTTCTTTTAATAATACACATTTATTATCTATTGTTATTCCTATACCTTCTAGTGTTACTTTATCGTGGCTTTCTTTTGAATATGATGTATCACAACCAATAGAAAATAGCTTAAATTTCATTTGTTTTGCTTCTTCTACTGTTATTATGTTTTTAGGTTGTAAATTAAAGCATAGCCCTGTTGCTTTTCCTCTTAGTCCTTGTATCTTGTTTTTATATAGTTTCGTTCCTATTGGAGCAACTGTTTTTTTCTTTTCTATTTCTTCTTCTGTCAAACCTTTGTTATCATAAAAAGTAAAAAACCAATATCTATAATTTTTCTTTGGCTCAATTTTGTTTAGTTCTTTCATTATTTCAATTGGTACGTCATTAGCATACTTCTTATATGGTCTAGCATGATTTATTACTTCATCATAAATAGGTAAATTAGGATCATCTGGATTTAATGTTATGCACAAATAATCATTTCTTGTTAAGATTTCTCTAACAAAATCTATATCAGCTATATTACCTTCATCTATGTACACACAACCATATTGTCCCCCTAGTGCATTCTCCCATTGGTCTTTATTTTTATAACTTAATACATATATAATTTTATTTTCGAATTTTATATGTGGGAACTTATGGTCTTTATCTCCATTTCCACAATATATAGCATTTTTGTGTATATCTAATATTCCATTATCTTGATTTATTATATTTTTTTCAGCGACACCTGTTGTTCTTGCTGCAATTATATGCTCTTTTTTGTTAGATGCTGATATCATTCGCATAAACTTAATGCCTGCTGCTATTGTAGTTTTTCCTGAGGCTGTTGTTCCTTCTAGTATATCAACATCAACATTTTCAGTTGTATTGCAAAAGTCAATATATTTTTCTGATAATTCAAAGTCTTTTTCTTCGTCATTCATTTAGTCCTTCACCACCTAATTGTTTGCAAATATCTGCAAATTTTTTAGAAGGTTCTACTTCATTCTTTATTCTTTCTGTAGGTTTATATCCTGCTCTATCAAGAATATCTTTTACTGCTTGCATTTTTATATATTCGTTATTTGATTTTAATAGTTTCTTCAGTTCCTTTTGTGCTTCTACTGCAAGTGAACCAAAATTTTCTTTTATATTTTTCTCTATTTCATTTTTAAATTCTTTATCTTTTTTCCAGTTGCATATTGTCTGTTCTGTTATTTTTAATTCTTTTGCTATTTGTTTTTGTGTTTTATTTTCTATAACCATTAAGTTTATACATTGCATTTGTTTTTCACTTAACACTTGGTTCACCCCTTCCTAATTAAAATTTATTAAAATTATTTTCTTTTAAATTGTTTTATCATTACATCTATTATTGTAACAAAAATAAAAAGAGTAAATGCTATTGCTAATGCTCCTAAACAACTTAATATTATTCCCAGAAATATATTCCACATTATCTTACACTTCCTTTCCTGTTACCACATCTACTATTTTTATTGTTACATCTGCTTCCCAGATATAATAACTTCCTATTTTTGATAATTTCTCATTTTGATTTTCTAATATTACTTTTCTCTGCTCTAAATTTAATTTTTTGCTTATTTCTTTTTGACTTTCTATTGTGTTATTACATGTATAACCTTTTTTATTTAATACCTTTATTACTAGTTCATTTTTTTCTTTAGAAATTTTCTGTATAAGATTCTTTTCCTTCTTTGATTTTACTTTTAGATACATAATATATTACCTCCTCGCAAACATTCGTTCTTTATTAAGTATGGGCAATAAACTTTTTGTTCTTTTAGGCTCGTTATAATTAAAAAAGAACAATTTCTACAATTCGCAGGTAACTGTTCTTTTATATTATTTAATTTTTCTCTATGCTCTGCTTTTTCTTGTGCTGTGTATTGTTCTGTTATTAATTTATCGTTGTAGATTAGTTTTCTTGCACACATAATAAATCTCCCTCTACCACTCTGTTAATTTTGGCCTTTTTTTAAACTTTGTTTTATCTTTTATGTAATTACAACATTTTACAGATAAATCTACAGTTATATGTATATTGCAATCATTTTCATTTTTATTTGCACAATATTTACATATTTCTGTTTTATATTTTTTAAAAAGATTTTGTTTATTCATAATTATCCCTCACTTTTATTTACAAAAAAACCTTAATTGCTCTTGTAAAAGCAATTAAGGCCCTTTAATAAAAAATATATTGGAAAAGAAAATTAATTATTTAACTTTTCTTTTTTGGACACACTTTTAAATCTATTGATATTATAACTTGACACTCTCAAAATTTCCACAAAAAACTATCAAATTTCTATCAAATTTCTATCAAATTTCTATCAAATTTATTTTATATGTCCTAAAGCCCTTGCAAAACTTATTAATGCACTGTTTTGAAGTCTAAAATATGTAGCTTGTGGAATGTTTTGCTTACTGCATATATCTTCTACAGTATTACCTGGCAATAAATATCTTAATCTTATTATACTTTTCATGTCTCCTTGCAATCTTTCAAAGACTCTTTCTATTGCAAAAATTTTTTTCCTTACTTCTTCATCGTAAACCATTGTATTTTCTATTACAGATTGTCTCCAATTGTTTTGTTGAGCTGTAAAATTTTCTTCCCAAAAGCCACCAATTGTGACCGGTTCTCCTCCTAAGCCTTCACATTCTATTCTAACAATCCAATCTGGGTATTTTCTTAAATCCGCAATTGTATTTCTTTTTACTTCTTTACTTAACTTCAATTATATGTACCTCCTAATTTTTTTAAAAATTTTGTTTGTTGTTGTATTAACTCATTTAGCGCATTTTCTAATATTTTATCTGGATTTCGTTTAACCCAATTCTCTATTGTATCTTTTATCCAGTTTCCTAATGCTATTCCTGTTTTGCCATTTATATATGGCTCTTTAATATTGTTAATTTCTTTCTGTTCCATTTTTTCCTTATTCCCCTTTTTTACGGTCTATTAATTTTTATAATCCTAATTCTTCTAATGTGTACGCTTTATTGATTTCCATATTTTTATACATTGTGTTCTTTTTAAAATTTGGCAAATTTATCTGATAATCATTTTTAATGCAAATTATTATATATTCTTCTTTTTGATTATCTTCACTATTACAAATTTCATTCTTTCTAATTCCTTTAACTTTATGTTTAAATGGTTTAATTACATTGCTTAAATATTCTTTTTCTTCTGGGTCTAATATATCTTTTACTTCTTCTAAATCATGGACTGTAAACCAATTCCAATCATTCTCTTTTATATATTCAATTCTATAACAAGCATTAGAAACTCCACTCGTACCAAAATCTTCACTTGTTATATTATTTATTCTCCCAATCTTCCCTGTTCTAATTATTTTTACTTTTTGCCCTAATTTAAATTTATTCATACTTATTCCTCACTTTCTAAAATCTTTATAAAATTTCTAATTAAATTCCAATAATAATCTGCTCTATCATTATCATTTTTTCTTTTTGCTTTTTCAAATTCATAATCGAATTTATCTATTTTATTTTCTATTTTATCTATTAAACCAAAATATTGTTTCTTATATGTTTCATTTTCTTTTAATACTCTTTTATAGTCTACTAAAATATTTTTTATAGCTTGTTGAATACTTTTATAATAAAAAAATCCCATTTTATAAGAGCCTTTATAATTTTCTAATTTATCTTTTTGGAAATTACCTTCAATAAAATCATTCAATAAAACTATATCTTCACTTATATTATTTTCTTTCACTTAAAACACCTCATCTCTAAATAATTGCCAATATCCATTTACATACCCTACTTCTTTTGCGTTAAATACTTTACATATTGGCTTTATAGGTAATCTTTGTTTTCTTCTAGCATTATATATAGGTTTGCTTCCTTGTACCAACCAAATTTCTCCTGCATATAAATCTACAAGGAAATATTCTCCTATATATGGATTAAAGTCTTGTCCAAATTTATATCTATATTTATGTGTATCAAACCACTCTCTTGTATAATTTATTGATTTGTATGTATTTATTACTTTTTCTGTCTCATCAGCTGTTTTCATATGTATCACTCCTTTCAAGCTTTTCTGCCTCACAATCTTCCATAGTAGCATAGTAAACATTATCATCAAATATAAGTCTTAATAAAATATCTAAATCATCGACTATTAATCCTTTTCTATTGCCAATTACTTTTTTTCTTGTTTCTGTTGCCACTATAGGTTCTGGCATTTTCTCTTTTATTCCAATTTGGTAAGCTTTGTGCTCTATATCTTTTTTATGTTTGTAATTAATGCAAACTATTGGCATTTGTTTTTCTACTGATAACTGGATTGCTTTCATTGTTTTTCCGTTTGCTTTACTTCCATAATATATTTTCATGTCTTGTTTTCCCCCTCTCTTATCCACCACAACTCATTTTTAAAACTACTATAGTGCCTATAAACCAACCAAATGCTGTTGCACTAAATGCTATTGCTAATAGTTTTATTATTAATTTTAATATTGTTTTAAAATCATTCATTTTTGTTTTATTCCTCCTTAATATGGTATTTCATCTAGCCATTCAATCCACATTTTATCCATCTCCTTTAACAATTCTTAGTTCTCTGTTTATGTGTTCCGTAACTTCATAAA